CCGCAGACTTGCCGATTTCTGCAAAAATTGATGCTGACTCAGCCTGAGCATTAACTGAAGAAAGAATTTCTTCAACACTCTTTGCTAGTTCTGAATCTGTCTCAGACAAGCGACGAAGCGCTGGTCCAACTTTTTCAGCATTGAGATTGAGATTCGCCCAACCCTTTGCCTTCTCTACTGATTGAGCATCAGCACGGGCAACACGCTCTTTACGAAGTTCAGCGGTTGCTTCCTCTGCTTGCTTTTTCAAGTCTGTAATCATTTTAACAACTGATGTAGGAGCGGACTTCATATAGTCCTCTTCCTCTTTTTTAGGTTCCATTGAATTCTCGTCAATCGCCATTTCAACTTCGACTTCAGGCTTCATTTCCTTTTCGGCGAGTTTGGCTTCGAGTTCAGCGATACGGGCTTGCGCCGCCGCTAATTCTTCCTCAACGGTTTTTTCAACCTTATCTTCAGTTGCCTCGGTAGTTTTCATATCCTCCATAGTGGAGTCCTCCTTGGTCAGCGATTTGTCGAGAACCCTCTGAACTTCAGATTCGGATGCTGACTTCATAACAAGCCAACCTTCATGTAAGTGCGCTGGATGGTCTACGCCACTCGTTTCCTCAATGGCAAGATTCACCATTTTACGGGTACGGGGTTTTGCCAATTTATGCTCCTAACAAACTAGAGGTGAGTTTTTTTAGCATAGGACTAATAAAACTAACCTCGGGTCTTGACACGCTTAGAATACCATAGGTGTAATTCAGCCTATTTTTGGTTTGCTAAAACCCTTGTCTTGGTCAAGGCTTCAATTAAGTTTGGTGAAACCCACATTGAAAAAGGGTTTTCGTCAGCCCAAAAACGAGCCAATCTAAAGTGAAAGTCAGTTTGGTCTATTTTTGTCCAAACAAAAAATGCTTGAGCATCATTAGGTAGGTTTACTTGAATTCCTGCATACCCAGGCGGGGTTGAAACTCGATAAGAAGAAATGCCCATAGATTTAAGAACTTGCATTGTGTCATCAATAACGCTTGGCATAAAACTTAGTTCTTCTTTCTTGGATAATCCATGGTGTCCATCCATTTTGGGTCGTCAGCATCTAATTCTTGAAACTCTTCTTCGGAGTCATCTTTGTAAGGAACAAAATATGGTTTAACATTTTTTGGTTCTGAAGAATCTTCGCCTTCAGAATCATCCTCGCCGTTACCTGAACCATGACTTGATTGGTCATGGTCTCCGTGCTTTTCAAGTATTACTTTTTTTTTAGCGTAGAAACCTTATGCCCGACTTTTGTATCTGTTGGCTTTCCATCACGATAAAGAACAATTAGAGCCGCAGGGTCATCCTCTGAGCCTTCAATTTCAAATGATGAATCAGGAACATTGATTTTTCCTGAGCGTTCAATTCTTAAAACTTTACCTTCTGCCTGACCACCTGAAGCGTCCCAAGTGACCATATCTCCAACTGAAGCACTCTTCTGAAAATCTTTTAATTTGGCTTCTATTGCCTTGTTAATCTCGCCACCCATTAAGCGTATTGCTCGTTGGACTGTTGATTTTGCGTAACCACTAAGTCCCTTAAAACCAAACTTTTTAACATCTTCTTCAATCATCTTGAATTCATCTTCGTCCATACCAGCCAAAGGTCCCTTGCGAAGTTCCGCTAACATTCGTGAATCTTTTTTCATACAGTCTCTTCCTTCTTAGGTTTTTTCTTTGATGGTGACATTATTGTATCAACATGAACATCGGACACAGTTGGGTCATTCTTTTCTAAGTCTATATCAACGAATAAACGCTCGGCTTTGCCACCGATTGAGTATCCGCGAATCTTTCCTTCAGTAACCATATTCCATGCCCAAGGCTCCCATATAACACCTAGGAATACGGTATTGGGTGGATATGTGTGTTCTAAATCTTTGCCTTCAGGTGTCTTAATTGGAACTGTTAGAGAGTACGGGAAAGCCATAACTTCTACCCATTCTCCAGCAACTACATTTCGGTTATGTTGTAAACGGATACGGCGGTCATTGCTTCGAACATAATCCCAAACTGCTCTTTGTAATTCTTCTGAATCTGTCCACTCTCCATGAGCATCTTCCATGTCGGGGATATACATTGCGCCAAGCGTGTAACGCTTTTCGCCTTCGGCTTTTTGTAAATCAAATTTACCTAGAGCCTTTGTAGACTCTTCAGTAAATACATTAGGAAAGATTTGACGGGCAACATCTTCGGTTACTTCTTGGAACTCACCTTGCCCTTGAGTTAAATAACGCACTACATCAGCGTCGGGATTATCAACCCAACTCTTAGTACGAATATCCCATCTGTCCTCGACCATGGCTGTTTCCCCGCGCTCAAAACGATAAATGTTTATCGCTTCATTGTCTGCGCCTAGTTTTGCAAAATACCGCATACGGCTATACCTCCTCTCGTTATTGTCCACATAATATCAACCCCCGTTGATTTAGTCAATCCCGCTTGTTGAGCAGTCTCAAAAGTCTGTGTTACTAGCGTTCCAAGGGTCAATAGTTTGCCCATGTTGGCTGGTCTAGGGATTGCTTTAGCCTTATCGACCATTCTGTCCCACAGGGCTTGACGCTCTGTGTTGTCTTTAGAAACTCGGTATACCTCATAGTCATTATGTAAATCTACTTCTTTAACTCTATGAGATGAAGGTGTGTGTAGTTGTAGTTCAACCTTTACCCCGTCCTTGCTAATCTTGATATTGGTGCCGTCATAAGGGTCACCCGCTTGCCAAAAGTTTTTAACTGAATCAACTTTCCAACCAGTTTTTTCTAAAGCGTCTACTGTCTTTTCAACGCCATCTGTGTAATTCGCTTCATCAACATTAAGTGTGTAGCGGACACCATCAGAGATTGCTTTAGCCGCCGCTTCTCTGTCTCCGCCGTGGTCTTTCTCGGCATCGGCGTCAATCTTGCGAGCAAGAGAATCTGTGGACTTTAATCTTTGTTCGAGAGAACTCTTGCCATCTAATTCAGCAAAATCAGCATCAATAGTTTTAGCGATGCCTTCCATCAAAGATGTGATTACAGGTTCTACTGCTTCGGCATCTTTTCTAATTCTCTCGGCTTCTTTAACCGCGGCAGGGCTTCGCTCTGCTGATGCTGGTTTATCAGGTGCCATAGCGGGGCGACCACTTGAACCCTTATCTTCTCCAGCACTATCTCCGCCGTCCCGATTTCCGTGGTCGGCTTGGTCATGGTCTCCGTGCTTTTCCATTTCATTTTCATTTCGCTCCACCATTGATTCTGCCCAAGCGAATCCAGCATCTCCGCCCCAAGCGTCCCAAGCAACTCTTCCACCGCTAGGAAAACCTTTTTCCCCACGGCTAAAGCCAAGCGCTGTTTTATCTCCTTGATGTCGAGAGAAAAAAGATTTCATTCGCTTTAATGTTTCAATAGAAACACTTTCGCCTCGGGCTAATTGACCCGCTCTTGTTCTTCCAACTCTTGTAAATCCACCACCAGCAAGTCCAGCATCAATCCATTCGATTGCTCTTTGCGCCGCATCCCTTACTGATTGAGGAGGAGCAAAACTATCCTCGGCTTTTGCAACTGATTCAATCCGCATCTGATAGCCATTGACGGTAAAGAAAGTTTTAATGTTGCCTACGGTCTCACCCGTGGACTTGATAACTTCTAGGACAGTCTCGGCTGGTAATCCAGCGATTGAGGTTAGGTCTACATCATCGATTGAATCTATAAGAATCTCGTACTTATCCCAGTCATCCTTTGGGCGTTCCATCTTGCGTCTAGCCATCTCATTGAGAATTGTGTGGTGAACTTCGATAGTTGCTGGACTGACCTCGGACTTATGGACACACTCATGGGAGGCGTTGAGTTCTTCAGCGCTTAAATGAATTAGTTTGGGTGCAATATCCGCCATGTTCTAAGAGTAGCGGATGGTATTACTACTCGGGTTTATTTCCTTTAAGTATGGTTGAAATCTCATCCATAATCTTTGCCTCATCCTCATCGCTTGCCCCAGTATCGGAGGTAAAAGTTACCTTTTCTTCCCATTTGGAATAAGCCTCTTGGATGGCTTTTATTTTATCGCGTCTGCTCATAATCTAATTATACCCCCGTTTATTTGTTTCCGCCACTTGGCGCTGGTTTTTCACGGGCTGTTCCATCGTAAATCAATCCATCGCCGTCATGGTCGATAGGACCGTCAAGAAGTTTTTGACCTTCAGGTGTTAGGACTTTGACATATTTCATACCTCGACTTGCCATCAATCTTTTTCCTGCCCAGTCTTTTGCCCCAGGCGTATAACCAATGTTTGCGAAATCGGCGGGAAGAGGAAACCCATCATCCTTCATATCTCTGACTCCTGCATAGATAGGTTCACTTGAAGGAACATACCCATCCAAGTACCGACCCATTAAAGAATCAAATTCTGCTCGCTCGGGTGTTCCTTCTTGAAATTTAATGCTTGCGGCGTCAATTAAGGTACTAGCGTTTTCCCGTAGGTATTCGGGGTTGAAATCGTAACCCGCTCTTGCCCAATGTCGAGCGCCATCCATCGCCGTTGAAACTTCAATGTATCCAAATCCTCTTGCTACATACCAAGCCTCTGAATTTTGAATAATTTCTTTACCAAATCCTGTGCCTTTATAGTCATCCTCTTCAATGACAAGGGCTAAATGCTCAACATTCCAAACACCGTTTTCTTTGAAAAACTCTCTTTGCATAAAACCAACTTGCTCGCCATTTTCGTTAGTAAGACTTCCATCAATAATAATTGACCCGTCGCCCCTGTACCCAACCTGTGCGTCATAAATTTGTGAAGAAATAGTCCGCTCTTCTCCATCTATATTGTCACCAGTATGTGTAACTCCATAAACCTCATCAAAAAATGGCGTTAATTCTTGAGCGCTTACACCAAACTCACCCGAGTCCATCCCTGCCGCTAATTCGGTTAGTGTGTCTCTTTGAGACTCTATGTAAGTTTCAATCATTTCGCGTTGAACATCTTCGTAGATAGTTGCTTTTTCTTGCTCGGTATATTCATGATTTGGAAATTCTTCTTGTAAGTTACTCAGACGATACGCAACTAACGAATCAATCCCTGAAGTCGCATCAAGGTAAAGGTCTTGGTCATTTTCAACAATGAGTTTTAACTGCTCGTCGGTTTGAGTAAACTCACCTGATTCTTTGATGGCACTATCTAAATCATCAACGCTAGGACCTTTATCTCGCATTTCTTCAACGCGAGCAATTTCTTCTTCTGTATAGCCTCTAGCCCAGTTACCGTGTTCAGACTGGTCGTGTTCACCATGTTTTAATACGGGTTTCAAACCATAATCAAAGTAAATTACTTTGAGGGTTTTGCTAACTTCGCCCAAATTTCTTTGGCGTAAGCATCTATCTGCTCGTCTGTCATGTTCGACATATCGGGCAGTTCTACTGCTTCGAGTTTTTTCGATGCCACCTGTTCCTCCTGTATCTATCTCTTTGAAGTTTGCTACATCCCAAATTGAGATTTGGTCGCGGTCACGACCCCGAGAGATAGCCTCTCCCTCGTCCTCAATGTTTTCGGAAACATCAAGGTAAACCTGTCCATCCTCTGTATTATGCCATAACCCTAGGTAGTTATTCGAATTATTGAACTCGGATTTATGTTGTTTCATGTAGGACGAAAGAATCTCAGCGCCCTTAGCCTCATCAAAAAAGTCGTCAGCCTTGACTATCGCGGCGAACTTCTTACCCTTGGCGACCATAAAGCCCTTAGTAGGCTCAGAACCGTCCTTCAGGCTTACTGAGAGACCGCCATTCTCTTTGACCCTCTCAAGGGTTGAGCGGACAATCTCAGGGGCTACCTCGACCCCGTGCGCCCATGAGCCGTGCGATGACTGGTCGTGGTCGCCATGCTTCTCAACATCTTTGGCTCGGGTTATCTCAATGCCATCTAGGGTGTCGGTCAAGAATCTACTCATTTGTCCATCCTTTGAAAGACTGCCACTCGAGCCTCAGTTCCAACATCTGTTTTATATCCAAGAAACTTTAGTGGTGTACTGCGTGGAAGTAAAACTTCTTTTTCTGAATCTGAGATGGTGCTTGTGTCATCAACAACTGTACGGTAAATATCTACCGCTAAGCCCTTACCAGTTCCACTTTCGTTTGGAAGAATAACCGCAACGGTGTCAGATGAGTCGCTAATACCGCCCATCCAAGTTCGAGCAGATGATTGACCCTCTTGAGTTACATCGATACGAGTTGTAGAAAGAAAACCTCTGTCGGTAAGAACATCCCCCTCCGAAAGCCCCTCTAAAACCTTGTCAGAAAATACGCGATACAAAGTTTTATCGCCAAACAAAACGGGAGATTTGTCAATCAAAGAATCTAAGGCATCTACATCGCCCTGATTTCTTTCTGCCATTGGGGTATTGCCGCTATTTATTCTTTCCAAAATTTCTGCTTCGTGCTTCACAATATAGTTATCAATGGCTTCTTCTAAATCGGATTCTCCCATTTCGTATCCGCTTTCAACTTCATTATTTTCAGACCATTCATCTATGGCTTGTAAATAAAGACTTTCATCGTTTGCAATTAAGGTTTTTGCTTCGGCAGGGTCTAACTCTGTTTTTTTATCACCTTCACGCAAAAAACTATTGATTCTTTTGTATCCGCTTTGTGAGTAATCATCAATGGCATTATGTTCAGCCGCGCTCATACCGACTCTATTACCGTCTTTGTCTATGCCATAGCGCTCACCGTATGCACTTGCGGCGCCGTCGTATTCTGTCTCCTCATCAAAATTACCAGCCGCCCATGAGCCGTGAGTAGATTGGTCGTGGTCGCCGTGTTTAAGAACTGGTTTGTATCCAAGGGGAAATGCGATTGTGATACTCATTTACTGCTTCTCTCAGGTGGAATGATTACCATAGTGCAACGGCAATTAGGATGAACTCTGCCTGGAGTTTCATGTCCGCTAGAAAATGTTTCGTTCCAAGGAACTATCTCGCCGTCTAATTCAAGACAGATAGGGCAGGTGCGCTCATCTTCAGCAATAATCCACATTTTCTGTGATTCACCATCTACATAACCTTGCTCTGCCGCTTGGTTCCAACCTTCTTGGCGTCCCTCATTTTGAGCAATCTGAATCTCTGTGCGAGCAATCATGGTTGCTCTCTTACTCTTGAGAGAATCCGCATAACGGGTAGCGCGTTCGGTTGCACGGGTGCGAGCGGTTGCCTCTTTGATTCCGCTTCTAACTAGGCGGTCAAACTCTCTTTTTTCATAAGTGGTAACTGCTTTTGCCCATTGAGGGTGAAGCCCAACAACATTTTTAATTCGTCGGGCTGTTGCTCTGTAATCTAACTGCTCGTTAAAGGCGTCAATGATTGCTTGCCGAATTGAGTTACGGGAGATGGCGTCAATAGAAGTTACAAGTTCACCAGCACGGCGTTGAGCAAAGGCTAAAGAGTTTGGGTTTGTCTTATTGAAAGACATCGTAAATTCAACCTTGGGTGGCTTGGGTTGCGCCCATGCAGGAAGTTTAGTGAACTCCATGTTAGCCATAGGTTTCTTATTTGTTATCTGTACTTTAGTTGGCAAGAAGGCTGGCAAGGCTAATTTAGGTGCGATGCTTTGAATCTGCTCAATCGCCTCTTTACCGCCAAGGTCAATAGAACTTAAAAGGCTTTGCTGAATTTTCTTTTGATTAGCGATAGTAATTGTTTCTAGCAAACGCTCTAAGGTTGCGGGGTCCATATTACGGAGCAAAGACTCAAGTTGCTTAATTGAGATTTTATCCGTGGCTCGCTGAATAGATTCGTAGAGAGTACGGGCGAGCGCTTGCTCTTGAGGTGTTAGAGGGACTCGCTTATTTCGCGCCTTAGCAAAATGAATTGCCATCTCTAACCAACTTCAGGAAGTTTCGGAGCCTCAGTTTGCGGTGGAGCAGGAGGTAATTCTTCTTCGCCCGATGTGGTTGGTTCTTCAGGCATAGGAGGCATACCTTCAGGCATAGGAGGCATCCCAAAATTTTGTCCATCGTGTTCGGCAGGTGGCAATCCAGCCAAGTCGCGTAGATACTCTTCCAACTTAGGGTCAGGAACTATCGCACCTGTTTGTACCAAGTTACCGACGAATCCAGCAATCTCATTCAAATCAACATGGCTTACTTCACCATAAGTTAGATAAGGAGCGCGAGCAACATCCATGCCGTTAAGTTTTAGTAAGCGAGGAATAGCGTGTTGGTTCATTACTTCGGCAATGTTCTTAGCGATTGAATCAACTGACATTGACCACAAATCCATCTTGGATGTACCGAGGGCATAAGAGCCAACTCGGTCAGAGCCAAGAAGAATAAAGTCAGAAAGGATTGACATTGCAATTCTTTGGTCATAGCGCTGGATAACTTTGTCTGTATCAAACTGACGAGAACCGCCTGAAGATAAAAGAACTAAATCAAATACTTTGTGTCCTTGGTCATCGTACATAGAGGGCATAACAATTCCCTCTTGCTCATTACGCTTGATAGATGTAACGATGTTTTGGATTGATGCTAGGACTGATGCTTGCTCGGCTGTTGCTGTTGATGAAAGAAACTCAGGTGGTACATAAGCAACTGGCAAACCAGCCAAGTCACGCTCAATACCGATTGCTTCAATCTCTTCAATACGGCGCTTGAAATACCATGAGCGATAAGCGTTACGGAGAAGAGAGCGACCTTCAGGGTTATTCTTTTGTGCATTAGTGCGGAATAGTAAAGCCTTCTCGATTGGAATTGTATGTATACCACCCGAGGATGGGTCTACTTGAACCATGGCTTGAATACCGCCATCTTCATCCATTTCCCAACGGAATAAAGTTTCTTGAGCGCGAATAGGCATCTTGCGCCAACCGATACGACCATCATTAAATTTAGATTTACGCTGTGGGTTTTTGTTATCGCCCTCACGAATTTTGTAAACAATCTCATGATATGAAAAACCAAAAACAAGCATTGAAAGCATTTGAGATAGAGCAGAGTCCCAAGACTCGCTCATATCGTGTAGGCAAGATTCTATGAATACCGCTACTTCTTTATCCTCGGGAGAAATGTCTCCGTCTTTAGAATCATCTGAAAACGGGTCTACACGCCACTCAAGGCGAGTGATAACTTTTTCGATTGCGAATAGCATTGAGCCGATAGTCGGGTCATTGTCCGCCATCTCTCGATAGATTCTTGCACCGCGTTGCCCACGGAGATTTACTAAAAATTCTTCAAATATCGTTCCGCCTGAACGACGCAGACCAGTAGAGCCGAACTCTTGTAAATCAGGCGTTATTTTCTCAGCCATTTAATCCTCTACTCTTTGGTTGCTAATCCGACGACGATTGCTATTGCCTGTTCCTCGTTGAACCCCGCTCTTAATAACTCCGAAAATACTTCGTGAGTTTGAATTGCGAAAGCCCCTAAAACAGACACGACACCCTCACGATTGGGCGAAAGGTTATCGTACACCCGTCGATTATACCGTTAAGCGGATTTAGGCTTTTTAGTACCCGTCTAGGACATATTCAAAAGAGTTAATTCTTTTGGCAATAAGTCCTAAAGCAGATTTCAAAGCCAAATCTCTATCGCCAACTTGAGCAAAGAGACGGTTTTCTAATTCGCCACCAACTGCATCAAAGCGACGGAAGTAGATGTTGTATGGCAAAACATCGTGTTGGATGTTTAACTCAATCTCAACATATTCTTTTACGGCAATCTCTTGAGATACAAATGGTTTGCCATTTGAATCAACAACAACTTTTGAACCTGCTAACTCCTTTGTGAAGAAATCAGTCCACGCCATTTACAACCCCTTTCAAGAGTTTATCAACCCCAATAATACTACATCAGGGTTAGAAAGGCGCAATATCAGATAAAGGCACACTCCAAGGGTCTGAAGGTTGGTTTGTATTGGCTGTCTCCGTGCGGGTGCCGTTGCTTACTTGAGCGACTGTGTGGCGCTTCATGTCGATGCCTAAGTTCCAAGCGGTGACAACAATCTTTGAGCGCTTAGCGCCCGTGACCTTATCGTCCCAATTTTCTTGAAGTGCGGTGCCTACAACAATTACTGACATTCCCTTGCCTAAAGAATCTGCACAATTCTCAGCAATCTTGCCCCATGCTTTTACATCCCAAAAAGTTGTATCTATATTTTCCCAAGTGCCATCAGGCTTCTTACTGGACTTAGATGTAACTACTGTGAATACTGCTAAGGCTTTACCGTTAGGAGTAAATCTTAGTTCAGGGTCATTGACTATATTTCCTGTGATTGTTATTGGTGCGCTCATGCTACTTGCCTCTCATTCGTTATTGGTTTGGCGATTATGTTTAGTTGTTTTCTTATTCTGTCGCGTTCTTTATTGGATTTTCCACCCCAAATGCCGACTACTTTGTAATGTAACGCATAGGTCAGACATTCTTCTTTCCAGTAGCATCCATTACAAATCCTCTTTGCTTGCTTGTTCTCTTCCGTTATCTTGTTCTTCTCGGGAAAGAAATAAACTGTGTCTATCCCCCAACAACTCGCTCCCTGAAAATTCCAAGGCATCACTATTCTCATCAAGTTCCTCTCCGACAATTAAACGATTAGGGGAAGTAGCATCTAACTTAGCCACAATTCTTCCGTTTCGCCATACCTTGCCAGCAACTACACCATCATAAAAACTAGGCTTAGGCTGTACTAGAGAGTCACACTCTTCCCAAAAAATACATCGGGAACAATAATTTAATGCGGGTTGTGCTAAATCTAAATTGAATTGGTCAAAAAGCCATGGGTCAGCATCACGGCACGGCGCTTTAGATACAAATGAACCCATGTTTAATTTTAGCGCGAGGCTTCGTCATTGTTATTTATTTCGGGGGTCTTGCGTGTCGCCCAATCCCCGTAGCGCTCGCGTATCACTTCGTTCAATAAGTTAATTCTTGCTTCTTCATCCGTTGGTCTAGTTGTCTCTGAGTCCGACATCATCGTTGCCCTCCCAATTTTTTAATCCGTGGTGAACTAAACCAAGATGTCGCCAATCAGGATTTTGGTCATCGGCAAGAGTTAGCGTCCAATAATCCTTATCGCCCTCGCCCATCCATTCAGATACTAAAACCCATCCCGTACAGATAGCAGGTTCAACAAAGGCGATGCGCCCGATTTCGGCGAGCGCATCGTCTATTGCTGAAGGCTTCTTTTGTTCTTCTTCATTTCCCATTCAGGGAGGTTAGTAGTAAAAATTTCTTTCCCAAAAGCGCCACGCCGAACAAGGATTGGAATATCTATGTTCGACATAAATGAGTCCTCGGGTTACTTGCTCCTCAACTGATAAGTCAGGGTCAAGTCCGAGTATCTGTGGAATCCCGCCAGCATGAAGTTTTTCTCCATTTTGATAGACGGGTGTTTTGTTATAGGCATTAGGACGCCAGTTTGATTCTTTTGTCCATAGCGATAGTAAACATTCCCATTGAGCGGGAGTATCCCAACCATAAGCACCGAGACTCTTCTTAGCGAACTCTTTAGATGCTTCAGGAGTGCGTTCAGTAAGTATTGGTTTGATGATTACTTCAGCCGCTTGGGCTGGTTCATCAGGTGGAATGTGAAATGGATTTAGAAATATAAATCCAAGTATAAATAGTGCGACTGGAACTGGTTTCGAAATAACTTTTTCATAGAATCGCATATTCCTCCATAGTTAGGAGTGAACATTCATTCGCTACTGGATGTAGCGCTCTTCTGTTGTCGGTATCTGACCGACCTCACTTTGGCGAGTAGGTGTTTTGCGAACCTGTTAAAAGGGTACATCATCAAGATGAATGAGTGTCAAGGGAGGGCGCTCGGTGGCGGAGCGATGAAAGTCACGCTAGAGAGAGGACGGACGCGTGACAGGCGCTACTACGCCACCGAACTATTGGGTACCCGCGTAAATGATACCCCACGCATAACCATGAAAGGATAGAAAGTGGTTATGCGGTTCATCCCGCCAGTCTAAGAAGAGACCGACGGGATGAATTCTGTTTGTTACTTAGTCGATGCGAGAATCAACATAAGCATTGATTCCGTAACTTTTAAGGACTTCTACTGCTCCCTTAGCCGCGGCACACGCTCTTTCGTAACTTTGGTCACGACGGATGCTTGGTGCTAATTGCCATGAACTGAAGGAATATCCTCCGCCATAGTGAGCGCTACCAATCTTGCGCTTCTTTAATTCAGCAACAATGTTTCCTCGCGCTGGTTTGATGACCACGGAAGCGAATCCGCAAACGCCACCTTCGATAAACCATGTCTTTTGATTTGGGTCTACATCATTACCAAGTGGTGTTGATGGAGAACCAACAATAATTGCTTGCGGAGTGCAAGCCTTGACTGCGGCTTCTGCCGCTTCTGATGCTTCGACAAGAATGTCGTAAGCGCTCTTTGTTTTAATTGCTGTTGTCATTATTTTGCCCCCTCTTTAATTTTTCTCTGATGAAGTTGAATCAATCGACCTATTGCTTTTGCATATTCGGCTTGCTTTGCAAGTGGTTGAGCGAACATCGCTCTATCTAACTGGTCTATTGCCTTAGCAATCTCTCGAGCAGTCATCTCTTCAAGCGGCTTCATTTTGTATCCTCTCTTTGGTTACAAGATAAGTATACCCTACTGGGGTTAGGAATTCAACTTGAAAC